ACCAAAGTCCACTGGTGCAAACGCACATTTGAGAAAGTTTTCGCCTTGTTCTGTTGACCAGTAACTCCCTTTAAACTTTCTTTGGAACACTTTATTATTAGGAATGGACCTCCTCACTGTTAGTGCTTCTACTCTCTTAGTCAGAGCTTGTAATTGCTGTGACTGTGTTGTTGTTGCTTGTTGTGGTGGTGATTTCTTTTGTTGTTGTAGTTTTAACCGCTTATTTCTACGTTGTCTTGCTTGTTTGGACAATTTGGTCGTTTCCTTCATTGAAGACATGTTAAAACTTGATATTGACGAAATTGGTAAAGACAGCTTTACAATGAACAGCCGATCTCACACGCGACTGACAGATCACAATCAGTATAAAACTCTTCACACCAATTACCTACCTCGGTTTCCAACAAGAGTTGTTCGGCCATTGATATTCCCCAAGCCAATTCAAAACTCAACCGTGTGTCAATCGATATTGGTTGGGATTTTGCTTCGAGTGGAGATTGTTCAAACTTCAATCGATGAAACTCACTTTGAACTCGAGCATCAAACTTTCCTTTGCCATTGTTGATAAATCCATTGGCAAGGCTTTGTAGAACAGGAACCCCATAACTACATGCTAATTCACACATACCTATTGATTTCCTATAAACTAGCATCTCTTTACTTGATTGTATTCTATGGGGAGTAACCAACATACGGCTCAGTACCCTTACAGGGTTCCTGACCATACGCCAATTACCATTCACTTCCACTGGTCTACATTGGCAGAATTCTAGGTGTTCAAAATGCCTGACAATTTGTTTGGCATCGAACTTAGTCTCCATACCTAGTTTTGCAAAGAATTGGGTTACTGGAAGTAGTCTGTTTACATCTGCTGCTTCAACTATCACTACAACGTCGTCACCATCACAATACACCGTACCCAATACACCACTATCTCTCAGCCAGGCCTTCGCAAAGCTGTACGACAGTATTGAGTTACCTAATCCGGTATTCATATCTCCAGACATCCTAGTACCAATGGTTTTATACTTGGTTCCGTGTCTTGTTATACCAAAATTTACCAATTGCCAATTTAGGATTTGTCTCAGGAGATTGGAATTTCGATAGAATTTCCTATAATACCGGTGTTCCTCCTTCAATACCTTAACTCCAACGTGAGCATCAAATTTGCTATGATCAAGTAATATCCCACATGGCTCTGTGAATTGCTCCCATTTAGTTCGTAGGTCTTGTGCTCGCTGTCTATGGTTCCTTCCTTTTGCAATAACTCGAGTTGTGTATTCATCCTCGTAGTTATAAGTTGCATGTTCAATTGGTCCCAAAAACCGACCAAGGGTAAGACAATATCTTTTGTTTCGAAACTGTATACACCTTGGTGGCT